ATAGATGGCACATTTTCGGGGCGGCACAATTACTCTCCTCATTATGCCCATGAATGATAGTGGCGTGTTTATTGAGAGATGCCGGCTCGGAATTGGGGATAAAAAAATGACCAAACTCTTTTACCTGAAATTTAGTCGGCAATTCCAACCCTACAGGCATTAAATATTCCATCCAGAATACATGCCTGTAGGGTTGAAGGTAATCTTTCCGATCTAATTCCTGGCGTGCAGAGTCTAGGTCAATCTTAGTTTGAAGTAAGAATTGATCCAAAGAATCCATGATAATGCGACCGAAATCAGACCTTTCCCTTTAGGTACTGTTTCCAATCGTGCCTAACTGCTTCACTATTCGTGATAGTGTTGAATGATGCAGTCTTTTCATCATTGAGGATATTGATGAAGGTATCTACAGAACTTTCGTTCTCAAGGAAGTAGAAAGCACCTTTATCATTGGTCCCTGGACGAACAATACGTCGATAGCATTGTTCATTTCGAGCGGGAGAGTACCACTTATCAAGCATGATACCATATCTCGCTCCACCAGGCCATTTAGCCTTATCCTTATGAAGATTCAAGCCCTCGCCTACAGCACTATTCATTAGCAGGACTTTCAATTCACCTTGCTGGAACTTCTTTTCGAGTTGTCCAGTTTCCCAGGTATTATCTCCAGTTAATGTTCTAGCTGAATAGCCTGCTTCCTTTAGACGCCTTTCCATTTCAATGAGTGGCTCATTAAAGGTGGAGAAAAGGACGACTTGCTCATGCTCCTCTAATTCATCAATGATGTCAAAGGCTTCATCGAGCTTGGAGCTTTCTTTGATGTTCAAGGTATTCTCACCAATTACATTGCCCTCTTCATCTTTGATCTTAAAGACAATGTTATCAGGCCACACATTGATCTGACGAAGCCGAATCAATTGAGCAAGAATTGCTGTTGCAGTCAATGGTTCATCCTCATGCTCATCCAACCAAATGTAGAAATACTTCAACATTTGATCGTAAGCCTCACGTTGCTTAGGCAATTGCTTAAGAACACGAGTGATCTTCTGAATGTCAGGCAATTCCATTCCAACTTCCTCACAAGTACGTCGGAACATTTGTCCTCGAAGCAATTGGAGCAATGTTGTAGAGGCTCTCGCAGTACCGTCCGAATAGGACTTGAATACATTGAACTGCCGAATGAATTGCCGAAGATTTGGGAATCGTACCGGATCGAAGATATGTAGATATGCCCACATTTCTTCTGGCCTATTCACCATCGGAGTACCTGTCAAATAGATTGAGAACTTCATGTTCTGGCTCAATCTATTTACTGCTTTCCAGATGTTTGTAGGACCACCAGGATTAGCACCACCTTTGAGCTTATGAGCCTCATCAATGATTAGATAATCGAATTCAGTCTCGAATATCTTAGGTGTTGATGTAACAAACTCATAGTTGGCAACCATGATGTTGAATCCCATATCCATGAATTCCAACAGCATTTCTCTTTCTTTCTTGCCGGTCATTACAGCAGAGGTAACAATCTTTGCATCCGGCCACCAACGCATAATTTCATGCGGAGTAGAAAGAGTCAATGAATCCTTTGTGAGCCAGAGGAATTTAGCCTTTGGATTTAGAATCCAGAGAACAATCATTGTCAAGACTGCCTCGAATGTTTTACCCATTGACATATCATTGGCATTGATGACTCCCGAACGATTATCCTTAATCGCTTTAAGAGTAACTGCCAAGTCCTCTTTCTGATATTGCCTTGACTGACTCCAGGCTTCATAGCCCTTTAGCATTGTGTCAAGTTCAATGGAATATTCTTCCATCTCATTAGCTTCAGCTCGCAATTTTTCGAGCCTTTCCTTTTCAGCATCAACTTTTCTCTGTTCTCTTTCGAGTTCATAGATAGATGTGCGAAGCTTTTGAGTTTCTCCTGCTACAACTACTTTCTTCTCTTTCAAAGCATTGAGCAGTTTGAAGAGCTTTGTCTCTTCATCTTGAATGTGATTCAGTTCATCCAATTTCTTCTTCATTGCCTCTTGAGCAATAGCCAAAGGAGTTGGCTGACTGAATAGAGTTTCGATATCGAGTTCCATCAATCTTCCTCTTCTTCCTTATCCTTTGAAACATCAACGAGCTTTACTTCGTGCCCATTGATCTTTTCATCACCATTGGGTTGAAGTTTGCGGATAGCATCTGGAAGATCCATGTAATGCTTCATTTCAATATTCAATAATTTAGCGACTGGAAATGGGTTAATCCATTCCTTGCCATCAATCATGAATATGAATGTCTTGATTCCCGATGACACCGAATGATCGGAGTAATTACCTTTCTTCGGTGGAATTACCGGCATGTTTTTGTAGAGCTTTTCCGGTGTGAAGAATTCCATGAACGTGACATACGTTTCATATGTTTTCTTCAACTTGATGTAGAGCATATTGATCTGCTTCTTACTCAAGGTTGTGACATTGCCAGAGCGCATTGACATACTGCGAATTGAAGAACTCATCATCGCAGTAACATCTGTCATCAAAGGAAGGAGGTTAACTAAAACCTCAGCATCTTGCTCAGCAATGAGTTGTGAAATGGTTTCGTAGATTTCCTCAGCCTTAGCCTTAGCATCTACATTCTTCACAGCATTCTCTTTGAACAATCTTTCATGTTCAGCAAGAGTTCCACGAGCATCCAATTGCTTAGCCAATTCCTTTGACTTAGCAATCACACGATCTATGAAAGGCTTTGGATTATCCATCATATCTGATGAATCAACTTCCAAGTCTGCTAGGACTTGATTGAACATTTCTTTCTGGTTTGGCATTTTGTTAGCATCCTTCTTTGTTGATGTATTGCATGATTTGGACTGAACTGATGAGGTTTTCATTCTCTTTAACCGCATCATAAATTTGACCCATCACCTGTAGAAATTCTTTCTTACCCTCTACAGTTTGTTGACCCTGGAAATGTTGAGGATTCCAGCGTGTTCGGTTATTCATTAGAAGAAAGAGTTTCATCTTCTATGTCCTTTCCTACTAGGTCGTAGTGTTCATCACAAAGGTGGCGCCTTTCGCCCCAATATACTTCATGATTTGTTGCTTGCTTGTGGCAATTGCACCATTCACATATCAATTTCCCACTCCTTTTTCAAAGAGAAGATTGGAGTCTCTGCAATTCGGCCAAGAGTATAAACCCTTGCTTGAAACGGGGAAAGTAAAAGGATTCTACGAGCACGCTTGTAGTAATTGCGAATGTTATTTCGCGCAAAAACCGCCGTTCCTTGTGTAAGCCAGAAATTCACAACATTGAACTCAGGTTCCAATTTCCGTTGGTGAATTGGTCGGCTGTTAATCTTGTGCATCATATTCCTTTCGGGGAAAGTTGACTGTTCGTGGATTCTTTCGAGTGTAGATACCCGAGAATGTTTCAGCACCACAATCACAACAGATTTCAAAGTCTGCTGTAATTAATACTGTAGCACGTCTATCTGGATTCTCTTTATCCCAACACTCATTGCATTGAGCTTGTGTCCAACTCATTTAATCTTCTTTCTCCTTACTGTTGAATTCATCTGAGCGAATTTGTCATTCGCTGCAACGTACATGATGTTCTTCTTTGGATTGTTTACTACATCCTCATCAAACCAATCACAACCAAGTGATTTAGTCTTGAAGATTGCACCATCTTTCCATTGAGTGATTAGAAACTTCTCCCTGTAGAACTGGAGAACCATTATTTAATACCTGCTTTCTTGAATAGTTCTTCCATTGTTGTGAGGAACTGAATCGTTCCTTTCATTTCAGACCATTGCGAAACATCACCCGCCATGACACTACAGAAAGCTAAACCATTCTGCATTTCATAGAGCATAGGCAACATCTCTACAGGGTCGATTACTTTCTTGATAGCTTCACATACCTCAATTGGATTAGGAAGTGTAGCTATGTATGCAGCGATATGAGTCCATTCATATCTAAAAGCATCTTCTGGCATGATTCGCTCACGCACAAACGAAACTAATGGATAGCTGATTCGCTCACCATTTATCTTTGGAATCATATCAGCAGACTTCATTTTAATGTGACCTTTGCTATCAATCACATCACATTCTTTCAGTTTGCTGTAGGCCTTATAAACAGCGCTCTTTGATATTCCATTCGACTTAGCGAGCATATTAGCTACAGCTACTGCTCGAAGTCCTGAATGTTTAATACACAGAGACACTATCATAAGTTGGGTATGCGTTACAACTTTGATACCAAATTTATTTTGGAGAGCGTAACGAATTCCATTCAGGTTATCGGCGTCCATACTTCCTCTTTCTTTCGAGTTGAAGTTGCTTAAACCGAATTTCTTTTCGTCGCTTTCGAGCTTCATAACGATCCTCGAACAATTGTCTATCAATTGGCTCGATATCGTAATGATATGCGTGGTAGGTCTGATAGAGATTATCAAGTAATTGATCGCATCTATCGTTGAAATCTTCATCTTGGATGTTAATCATGGGCATGTACCAAGTACTTTCCGTTATGCCTTTTGTCATTGTGTTCATTTGCGACCTTGATAGGATCAGCAGAACCAGCGCCGAATTTATCCATATAACCACATGGACAAATTACTTTGACGTCGCCAAATCTCCCATCTTTGCGCACGACTATTTCTTTGTTCACATCCATCCCTTTCTCCTTGCGAATTCATTGGTGCAAATTCTTGATCCGTCAAGAGAAGCAGATGTACCATCATCGTGAATGAAATTGAACCAGTGATTACTCCATTCACTCTGAGGAGTAGATGAGTCTTGACCTTTCATTGTGTCAGGTTGCGGCCAAGCATCAATCTTTCCAACTATTCCCGATTTCATATCGTAATAGTTGAATGCCATATCCCCTTTTCTTAGTTTCTTTCCATCGGCTGTAGTGATTTCGTCCATCATTCCGTGGGCTCCCTTGTGATTACTCGCATTACCATTTGGATCAATTCGCTATGCGTAAGCATTCCACGCTTAGCTTGAGCAATTGCTTTCTCGAGAAGTCTGATTGTTTCTTCCATTTCAGAAGTCTACTTTCTCGCAAGTCCAGATGATTGTGTATGGATTGTAGATCAATTCCCCGCCCATATCCTCGCAGGTATTAATCATGTCTTGTGTTTCACGTGGTTCCATAACCAGAATGATTATGTCTCCATGACGTGCATCGAATTGATGCGCGTAATTCTCAGGCACAGTAATTACCTGTGCAGGACGGTCATTTTCAATGAGCATGTGTGTATACATCATGTTGTTTCAGTCTTTCCATTCGTTGGGATTGATACTCTGAAGCTGGCTCCAGATAAAGTCGCGAGCTACGACGAGCTTATTAATATTCATTCTTTCAACACCCTTAAGGTGTTCACGCATTGCTTCCTCAGGCAAAAGCCTATTCAATGCATACAACGCATCTGCTAATTGCTTCTCATCCATTTCGTTTCTCCTTTGTTGTAAATGGAGTACCCTGGAAAGGAGTCGAACCTTTCAATTACTACCGCTACAGGGTGACCAGTATCTATTTACAGATACTCAGGATTACTGCTTCATGCTTCTCGTATACTTCGAGAATTGGATAGCCCAATTCATTGTCATATACGTAGTTGTTGTACTCTGCGAGAGCGATCTCAAGTGCAATCTTGAGTTTCTCAAATTCACTCATTGGATTTCCTCTTCCATGATTCGTCGGATCTTTCTGAAGGTACTGAGGAGGAGTTCTTTCTCGGTTCCATTCTCATACACATCTTCATTGTGGAAGTCATCAATCCACGTTGCAATGTAAGCAATTGAACCTTGCAATTGCTTGAACTCCATCAATAGCCGATCGTGAAGATTTGGCTCTTGGTTTGCAATGATGTGAATGAACTTCATATCATCATCGGTCATTTCATTTCTCCTTTATTTGCGACCCGGGATAGGGTTTAACTTGAGCCAATCACGCTTAGCGTAGAATTGGTCCCATTTAACTTGGGCTTGTTCTGTAGTCTCTCTGTTGATACAAACTACACGGTACTTATCTCGCTTACCAGTACCGTAGATAAGAACTTCTCTATCCTCTCCGATGAAATCAAGGAGTTTAGCTGGAGTTGCAAGACTTTGCTCGATTAGGTGGTTTCTTTCATTCCACCCCAATTCAAAAAACTGGATGATTTCTTTGGCGCTGAATGTTCCTACCTCAGTAGCAATTCCACCATATGTGTGTTGATATCGCTTCATTTCTGCTCCTTTGCATATTGGAAAAAAGTAGGACCAACTCTACAGGTCACTCCATCCTGGAGATGTTGAATTACCCAAGTGAATTCATTGAGTTGTTTGATTACCCTGTAGGTTTGAGGGTCATCTTCGTCAATCTCTTTCCAGATTGAATTCAGCTGTATGTTCATCCGTACCACAACTCCACATTGAATCCTTGAGGATCAATGCATTGAATTCCACGAATGAGTGGCTCAAACCAGAAATATTGGAAGTTTGTATACCCAAGCTTCTCTAATTGAGGTTCGATGATAGCTTTCTCATCTCTCCGAAACTCTGCGTATGAGAAACCGCTCATTTCGATTAAGTCATCTAGGTGCGTTGTTTGTTTCATGTTTAAAACTCCCTTTCTGAAGAAGTTTGTGTGAATAACTTAAGTGAAGTTTGGACTTCCTTTTGAAATAGCAATTACGAAAAAAGTCTCGCCTAGTGGAAGATGGAGACTTTCGCTACATAAGCCCAGGTCAGAGGTGGTGGAACGGAGTGGAAAGGTTCCACTAGGGGTATTTAGGTCTAGGGGTTTCACCCCGACCTAAATACCTATACCCCGGAGAAATTAACTCCTCAAATAGCCCGGCGAATTAGCCAAGCTAAGAATTTTTCCTTTGAGCAGGTAGTTTAGAGGAATTCATTAACCTTAAAGGCAATTAAATAAACCACAAACCGATTAACCCTTTCTTGATAGTTCTTTCCCACCAACTAAGTATAGCACAACGCTCCCCGGTTGTCAAGTCAGGATTTCATTGCGGGGAAACAATAACTGCCCTTTCTTTTAGGCCTAAAATTAATTAACACCGGCAGATTTATTGATGAATGCGACCGAACGAGTTCGCGAGTTCAGCGGATTTATTTTAGTAGAACTGATTAGGCCGCTCAATCTTTTCATATAAACTCCTGTAGGTATTTTACTCGCATTAAATAATGCACTAACATAATTATTGATTAATTTTAGCATTGGCAGATTTATTGATGGTTTAGCGACGCCGGAGGCACGAAGGGCGAAATGCAAATACCCCCAAACCCATTGGGCTTGAGGGTATTCGCTCATCGGTCTCGCCAGACGTGAATTGAATCGCCGGGAAGAATTGTCAACACTTCGCCGTCGGTCTCATCTGTGAATTCATGGAAACCCTTGAAAGTGTAGGCATCCATCGTAAACCAGCTAGCATCATTCCGCCCGGTTTCGAGCTCGAAGGCTTCGAGGAAACGGTTTAGATGCCAGTATCCCCACCTTAGGGATATCGGTTTCTTGTCTCGCACAAACGATGTGCACATCATTTCGGCATTTCCTTTCTGAGCTTATTTACCATCCGGTAAATTCGCTTCATTTCTTTCGGGTCTTGTATTTCCCTAGCCTCTTTCTGAAGCTCGATTGTCCAAACCCGAATTTCATGGCAGATAGCTTGCACAGCGGCAAGATCTTTCATTCTTTCCTTTCTGCCTAGAACCTTTCTAGGACTTAGTGGTCCTGATAGCCACGACAACTATCAGGACCGCCCGATCAACCTACCGGGATTCTTTCCACCGTTTCACCTTGTACCCTCAAGGCTTGCACACACTTTCGGCACAGTGTCATTTCGGCATTATCGTCGAATAGATACCATGCCACGTGGACGTTAGTTTGCGATCGTCCACAACACTCGCACGTTTCGATCATTTCGTTTCACCACCTTTCTTAGTGAGGATAACCGTACTAGGGGGATAGTCCCCCTAGTACCTTTGACCTAGCTCTAGGCTAGATCAGCAATCATCGGCAGGATCAGCCTTTGGTGCAGCCTTACGGCCACGAGGCTTATCCGGATCTTTCTTGACCAAACGCTCAAGACCCTTTGCCCAGCTAGCATCCGTATAACCGGAAGTCAGCATATCGTACTGCTTATTATCAGCTGCACGATATTCGGCGAGAACCTTTGCGAGTGATTCATAGAAAGAACGCTGAGCCGTGATTACCTCAAGGTCTTGATCGGCATACGCCTTAACCAAGATCACTTGATTAGAACGGATAACCGGACCTGCACCTTTGACAGTCATCGGACGGTCAGCGGGAAATTCTTTCTTTGCCATTGTGAACACCTCCTTTCTTTGGTTTGTCATCTTCACTAGGGACTATCCCTGGCAGTAATACTTAGGTGAGTCAGACCACAGATGTCAGACTGAATTTCCGGTAGCGGCAAAGTGAAAGTCACGCCATGCGCCTAGAAATTTCCCGATCAATCGCCCGGCGTGATCGGCTCGTATGGGGCCGGGCGAGAAGTACGATGTAATTAAACCACGAAACACCGAGATGCACAACCTTTCCAACCTATTTACTTTGTGCGGTAACAAAGAATCTTTATACACCGAGGCGCATAGTAATTCACGGTACGAGTGTACCGCTTATAGATACTTCGATACCCTAACTGTTGCGAGACACAACCGTTGCAGTATGCAATAGTTTATAAATGAAACTATTGTAAGGTGCAATAGTTGCGGGGTGCAAAGGTTGCGAGCGCAACTATCCGGTTGGTCCCCACAGTATGCGACTGCCTCTTTTGGCTGCTACGCAGACAGAATAAAACAAAACATTTGAGCAGACACAAACCATTATTTTACGAAATTTTGACAAACATTTGAGCACGTGATACACATACATCATGGAGCTAGTTTTCGATCGCCCTACAGAAACCACCGAAGTGGTTGAAATACTGTATCCGAAAGAAACACTCCAACAAGTTGTCACACAGATTGAAGCTCGATATTGGCTCACTGGAGAATACCCTATGGGCACACAGTTAAACGAAGCTTTCAGCACTGACTTCACAATTCTCAAGGCGATGCTACCAGCGATAAATAAAGCTTTAGAAAAACGGGAACTACCGCCTTATGATCCTTGGAAAAGAATTCCTAAGAAAGACGAGCTAGACCCCGCATTCGTAATAGCTGTAAACAGTTTAGTTGATATCTCAGATAAAAGAAGTAAGGCCATTAAGCTCAAGGCTGTAGGGATGACGACGCACAAATTTAATGTGCTTCTTAAGTCAAAGCAGAATAAAGCTTACTACGAAGCTCGTGCGGAAACTGCTTTTCAAGATGTCCAGCCTGTAGCAAAAACGTCTCTCGGTAGATTGGTCGATTCTGGAGATTTGCAGGCAATTAAGTACTACCATGAATTTACTGGAGTACATGACCCAAACAGAGAATTGAACCAGAACTTGAACAAGATCATTTTTCTGTTTATGGAAGTTTTAGTAAGACACGTCGATCCAAAACTTGTGGATACAATTTCGCAAGAGTTTGAAGTCAAACTTCTGGAGCTAAAATGAACATAACATCGAGGACTGCATGGGGATCAAAAAAGACTTCAATTCCAGTGTTAAATGGGGCTCTTCCTAGAGTTTACATACATCACACCGCAGGCCATTTCCCCAACTCTGTTGAGGAAGAAATTACGCAGATGCGTACTTTACAGAACTACGCCATTAACACGAAACATTACACAGACATAGATTACAACTGGTTAATTGGTCCCTCAGGAACTGTGTATGAAAGTCGTGGACTTAATAGAAAAAGCGCCGCAACTTTGGGAGAAAATGAAGTCTCCCGTTCTATATGTCTCATGGGAAATTTCCAAGGAGATATACCAACTACACGAAGTGTGGAAGCTGTAGCAGACTGTATTAAATTCCTGATAGATCATGGAGATTTAGCAGCGGCTCGTCAGTTAGAAATTCTTGGTCACCGAGACAACCCAAAGCACCCAAATGCTACGGCTTGTCCAGGTGACCATTTGTATGCATACCTACCAAAGATTCGTGATGCAATTATTGGTCATGAACCCAATCCTGATGGAGATGATGAAATGCTCAAGGCAAGATTTGTAAGGCAAAAGGGCTACACCAACGTTTTTGTCGTTGGAGGAGGTTTCCCAGTTCTCCATTGTAGTGGAGAATTGATGAGTTCGATTGAAACTGAAGATCCTTCAACACCGAAGATTTTCCAAGACAACATGGCTGCAATGCATGGACTTTGCACACAAGCTGGATTGGATATCAATGATCCAAAACAAGTAGTTCCAGGAGGACCAAATGACCGTTTTGGCTGAGATGATTGCAGCGGAGGATAGTTCGGCACAGACTATTCTCATCATTATTGCAGCTGTAGTGCTAATCCTGTGCGGAATCATTTACATAGTCCGTAGATGATAACAGTAAGCAACCCCGTTTATCTTTTGATAACAGGTCTAATACCCCTTTTGACTGGACTCATCACAAAGATAAACCTTAAAGGGTCATGGAAAGGACTAATCACACTTTTTCTAAACAGCGTACTTGCATTTTTAACTGCAAACGTGGTAAAAGGTAGTGACTTCGCAGCTTTCAGTTGGCAAACCTTAGTTACTGCCTTCATTGGATTTGCAATCAGTGTTTCGACATACCAAGCAGTCTGGTCAAAGACTAGACTCACATCATCCAAACCAGATAGTTTACTCTTACCGAATTTCGGAATAGGAAAGGAAGAACCAAGTGAGTGATTTCGTTCACGACCCCAATCCAACAGTAGCAGTAATCAATCAGCCAGAAGGCTCTGTATTGGTTACAACTGAGAACAGTGACTTCATGCATAGGACAGCAGAACAAACTGCTGAGGAAATGACTTTGAAGGCAGAGCAAGCAGCAGAAGTTGCTGAGCTACAGGAAAAGCATGTAGAGGAAAATGCAAAGGTAGAAGAAGGCGAGCCTTTGGAAGAAGTAGAGCCACCAGTTCCTTATCGTGCATCAACTCCTGAAAGTGATAAGGCTGCAACAGATCAACTCCTTGAAGAAGGAAAGATCACAGAAGATGAGCACAAAGAGCGAGTTGCAGAAATTGCAAAGATCGCAAAAGACGAAACTGTGAGTCCCCAAGAGCCAAAAGAAGAAGCGGCTCCAAAAGCTAAGACCGCAGACCATAAGGAGGACGATACGAAGAACCTCAAAACAGATACAACAAAGAAATAATTCAGCTACCCCGTGAGTAAAAAATTCATAGCTCCGTCCCTGAGTATGACTGCGGACGTTTTTCGTTCGTCGTTAAAGCGAATAATTACTCACCCCACAATAGCTGGCTACACTCCACAAGAACAACAACTTCCCTTTCACACCTCACACGCGAAAGGAAAAGTTGCCTTGGGTGGTAACCGTGCGGGTAAAACTGTTGCGGGAGCCACTGAAACTACGTGGAAAATGACAGGGACTCATCCGTGGAATCAAAAGAAGAAACCTCCAATAGCCTGTAGAGCAATTGGTTCCTCGTTTGAGGAAGGAATTAAGAAGATTATCATTCCAGAACTAGCTAAGTGGATTCCACCTAGTCAGTTAAAGAATGGTAGTTGGGAGGCAAGTTATGATGCAGCCGCTCGTAACTTAACTCTGGAAAATGGATCGACAATTGAATTTCTGACTTACGAGCAAGAAGTTCAAAAGCACGCTGGTACTTCTAGGGATCACATTTGGTTCGATGAAGAACCGCCTCAAGCAATTTTCAACGAAAACATGATCCGTCTAGCAGATGTAGATGGTGAGTGGATTCTAACAATGACGCCATTGTTAGATATGAGTTGGACATACAACCGACTTTATTTAGAGGGACTGAAACCTGAGAACGAAGGCTTGGCGATATTTCATCTGGATACTCTTTCTAATCCTTATATTACTGCTTCTGTTCTAGAGGAACTGCTAGAGGGAATGACAGATGAAGAAAAGAACGCAAGAACCCACGGAACTTACTACAACCTTTCAGGGGGAATTTACACTAAAAGTTTGTCGCAAGACAACTTCATTGACCCAATTATTGGAACTCCCATGTGGGATGCCTACAAATACAATTGGGGACATTTTGGGATGTTGGATCACGGATACACAAATCTTACAGCATTCCATCTTGCGTGCTACAACGAGCATGGACAGGTAATTGTCTATGAGGAATACACATCGACGAAAACTTTGGTTAAGGATAATGCTCGGGCTATCCTGGGCCTTATTCGTCGTCTTGGTTTGCACGAAATAATTGATTACACGGTCGCTGATCCTTCAATCCGTAACACTCAACCGATTGAAGGCAAAAGTATTCACGAAGAATATGGAGAAAATGGTCTGTACTTGGTCCTCGGTAACAATGACGTAAAGGCAGGAATTCTTCGAGTAAATGGGATGATCGCACGTAATGAACTAAAGTTCACTACGAACTGTGAGAATCTCATTAAAGAGATTCCACAATACCGTTGGGCCAAGTACACTTCTAGCAAGACGGCTGATAGGAACAACGTTCAGGAACAACCTACCAAAAAAGATGATCATTCAATGGATGCCATTAGATATGGAATGATGAGTCGTCCAGAAATGTTTGAGTCGAAAGACACACCTGTAGGAAATGTTCTGAACGCTCCAGAAGCCATTGTTCATGAAGAATACAGAGATAGAGAACTAATGAAGTTATCATACAAAGAGTATGATGACCCGGCAATTTGGGATGATATCCTAGGATCGGATTGGTAATGAGACCTGTAGCACTGACATATGATCCACCTGCAATGCCTCACACTTGTATTAAATGTGGAGCACATGCACAGATACGAGATTGGTTTGTAGACATTGGCGCAGAAGTCGAATGGGAGGGATACATTTATCTTTGTAACAGCTGTCTTGCTGATATCGTCAGAGTTACTCCTGATTTTCTTAGCGTGGATGCTCACCGTGAAATTGTAGCTGAATACATGGCTAGAATGGATGAACTTTCAGAACTCAAAAAGAAATTTAATACAATGAGTGAGTTGTGGTTTGAAATGACAGGCAACTCACTTGAAGTATTCATGGACAACCTAGTGAAAGTGAATGACTATGCAAGATTGGAACTTTCAAGAACTGTACCTAGCACAGTTGGGGATTTGCCAACAATTGTCAGCAACAGTTCAGAACCAGAGCGTGATAATCGTGAATCTGACGAATCAGAACCTCTTGTTATCCCAGATGTCGAATTCGCTTGAACCCACACCATTTAAAGATGGAGATACTTTCTCAATGGAAGCTAATGATGGTGTCTATGAAGAAGGTCATACTATCTTTGAGTTGGATGAGTTCGATAAAGACTTGATTGGAGAAGCGGAAAATGTCGAAGAAGCCGTTTGATACTGTCAAGGAAGAAGTCGACTATTGGGAGAAGAAGTTTAAAACTTGTGAGAATCTTCGCAAGTCCTATGAACAGCAATGGTATATGAACCTTGCGTTCTATTTCAGTAAGCAATGGGTTGTATGGCAACAAAGTATTGGTGGTACTGGTGGGCGACTATATAATCCTCCTACTCCTAGAAATCGTGTTCGTCTTACGGCAAATCGTGTCAAGCCGATTGTAAGAGATGAACTGACAAAGTTGATTAAGCAGGAACCTCAGTTCTATGCTAAGCCAAATACAACAGACCCTATGGATGTTTCAGCAGCTAGAGTGGCAGAAAGTTTAGCTGAATACTGTCTAACTTCTGGTTATTATAACAGAATTAGACGGCAAGCCACATTCTGGATGCTTCTTTGTGGTACAGGGTATATCAAGACAACGTGTAAGGCGGAGAATACTCCTCTCATTTATGAGAGGATTCCTGCATTTAATATGTACTTCCCGAATCTTGAGGAAGAAGATATCCAAAATCAACGTTTCGTTATGCATGTTCGTGGCGTTGATCCAGAGGATATTGAGGAAACCTACGATATCAAAGTCAAGACTGATATGGATATCGTCAACACGAATCTTGAAGCTAGATTCTTGAGTGCAATTGGAGTTCAGAATCAAGCAGCAGGTGCAAAAGCTGTTCTTGTTAAGGAAATCTGGGTAAAGCCGTGTAAGAAATACCCAGCTGGTGCAATGCTTGTTATTGGGGATGACAAAATCCTCTACAGGTATAGCCCAGAAGGAACTAAAGTTGATGAAGATACTGGAGTAGAAACTCAAGGTGCAGATGAACTTCCATACGATCATGGAAACTATCCATTTGCTAAAATGGATCACACAGCTAGTGGTCGCTGCTACGGTATTTCAACAATCGAGGACATCATTCCACTTCAAAAGGAGTATAACAAGACTCGAAGCCAGATAATTGAAGCAAAGAATCGTATGGCAAAGCCACAAATGGCTTATACGAAAGGTTCCATTGATGTCACGAAAGTTACTTCTGAAGTGGGGCTTTATATTGCTGTTAATCCTGGGTTCAATCCTCCTACTCCAATTCAAATTGAGCCCTTACCTCAATATGCATTAGAAGAACCACAACGAATCATCGACGATATGGATGAGATTGCAGGTAGGAATGAAATTTCACGAGGTACTGTGCCTACAGGAATTGAAGCTGCGTCGGCTATCGCGTATCTTACTGAACAAAATGATTCCAAGATATATAACACCGTGGCATCCATCGAGGAAGCTACCACAGAGGTTGGTAAACAGACTTTAGCTTTGATTAATCAGTTCTGGGATGAAGAATACATCGTAAACATTGTCTCTAAGAACAATTCATTTGAAGCTACTCTGTTCAAGCAGAGTAATCTCACCAACAATATGGATATTGCGGTTGAGCCTGGTTCTATGGCTCCCAAATCCAAAGCTGCAACTCAAGCATTCATTACTGATCTAATGAAGAATGGGTTGATTCCGCCCGAAAAGGGACTCCGTTATCTGCAAATGAATGAGACTTCTAGGCTTTATGAAGAACTGCAAGCTGATTCAAAGCAGGCGCAACGGGAAAATCACGCAATGGCTATGGTGCAAGATCCCACGGCAATGCCCTTTGGAATGCCAAATATGGGAATGGATCAAGGAATGGCGGGGGCAATTGATCCTAGTATTAATCCTATGCTTGATCCTATGGGTGCGGGACTAAATGGTGGAGGTATGCCTCCATTAGATATGTCTGGAATGCAAACACCACCAATAAATGGGATGCCTGTAGACCCAATGGCTATGGGTGGAATGCCTCCAATGAATGGTATGCCTCCACAAAATGGAATGCCTCCTATGATGGGAATGCAACCACCAGGACCACCCCAGCCACAAGTATTTCAGCCTAATTCATATGACAATGATGCTGTTCATGTTTATGAACACGAATTGTTTATGAAGTCTCAACAATATGAAGGACTGTCTGATTACGTTAAGTCAGTCTTTGAACTTCACCTTACGTTAACTAAGCAGAAAGTGGTGGCCGCACAAAATGTCGGACTTCAACAATCCGGAAATGCCGGACCTGATAATTCCTCCGTTCCAGCCAACGGACAGCCCCAACCAGTCCCAGCCTGATCCAGTTGATTATGCTGATTACTCTGATTTTACTCGTGGAGTTTTAAGTTCAATTCCCGAAGATGATCGTCCAATCGTGGCAAAGTATGTAAAGGATTGGGATGGGAATGTAACAAGGAAGTTTCAAGAGATTCATTCTCAGTATCGTCCATATCTCGAACTTGGTGATATTGATGATTTGAGATACTCTCAGTATTACACATCCATGATGCAGAGTGATCCTGCACAATTTATCCGTGAACTAACAACAGCTATGAGGGAAGCAGGAATGTCAACAGACGATCTTTTTGTAAATGATGGGGAATATGAGCCTCAGCAAGAATCGCAGCAAGATCAATTGGTGCGAGAGCTATTGGCAAAACAGGAACAGTACGAATCAATGCTCGGAACTGTTTACCAACAGCAACAGGCATTTCAACAGTCGCAGATGGAAGCGCAGCAAATGCAGCAACTTGACAGATTGATGCATGATATGCATACTCGGCACGGTGACTTTGACGATGACTGGTTTTTGCTTCAGCTAGAAAAGGGAGCAACTCCAGATCAAGCAATCAATGCTTACAAAGAACGGTTTGGCAGTCCTGAACGCAAACCAGCTCCAAGACTTTTGAATGGTAATGGAGCTGTAAGGCAGGACCAGGTTGATCCTTCTAGGTTAAGCGATTCGGATAGAAAAGCGTACGCGCTTGCAATCCTTCAAGCTAATCAACAATCCTAGGTAAAGGAAAAATCAAATGCCAGCAACCCTAGCCACTGTTAATGGCATCCTCAAAGAAGTATATGAGGGTGGCGTTACCGATCAGTTGGATGAGAACGCAGTTGCTATTAAGAGAATTGAAAAGTCCTCAGAAGGAATTTTCTCTACTCCTGGTGGTAAGTACGTTGTCTTTCCACTCCACACCCAGCGTAACTCTGGTATTAGTTACCGCGCAGAAAGTGCACAACTTGGTCCGGCAGGTCAGCAAGGATACGCACAAGCGCAAGAGCGTTTGAAGTATGGATATGGCCGAATCAAGATTACTGGCCCGACAATCGCTTTGGCAGATTCTAATCCCAAGTCTTTCATCAATGCACTTGATGGTGAAATGAATGGTTTGAAGAAGGATTTGACGAAGGATTGCAACAGAATCGCATGGGGCAACACAGCCTCATTTGTCTCGTCTGGAAAGACTGGAGGCATTTCGGTTCTCACGGCTCCAAGTGCAGCTTCAACAACTGTTACTGCTCCAACAGCATTGCTTCAAGTTGGTGAATATATTGACATTGCAGCAGGTGCTACAGGCGTTCCTGTAGCTGGTAGTACCGGCCGTACAATTGTCTCTATTACTTCACCAACAGCATTTGTTGTTGATGCTGTGGTAACAAATGCAACAGGTGATTTTGTTGTTCGTAACGGCAACACCGATAATGAGCCTTATGGGTTGGCTCAGCTTGTTGATGATGCAGGAACACTTCATGGCATTAACTCTGCAACAGCCGGTAATGAATACTGGAGAAGCATTGATGATGGTGCCACTACTGCCCTGACTGAACTCGTTGTCATTAAGATGATGGACGATATTAAGCAGAAGAGCGGTGGAAAGCCAAGTGTTCTTTTCTCAGCACTCGGAGTTCGCAGGACTTACTTCAACCTCCTCACATCTTTGCGCCGATACAATGAGCCAAAGCAATGGGATGGTGGTCTTGTTGGTCTTGCATTCATGTACGAAGGCGATTTGCCTTTCGTTGCCGACCCAGATCAGCCTCCGAAGTCTTTGTACGCAGTACAAGAGTCGGAAGTAATGATCTACCGCGATAAGCCGTGGTATTGGGAAGATATTGACGGATCGGTTCTTAAGTACGTGCATGACTATGACGTATTTGAAGCACTGATGAAGCAGTATTGGCAGATTGTTACCCACAAGCGTGGTGCTCACGGTAGGTTCACAAACCTTACTGAGTCCTAACAATTGGTGCCAGGTAGTATCGGTGTTGCCACTTCTGATACTACCTGGCACTTTGTCATTTGGAGGCGATAATGGTTATTCTAGATGATGGAAAGAATTATCTAGATATGGGTGGAGTTTGGGTGGAGTCTGATGCTTTGCGGATAGCCCAAGCAGTTAAAGATTACGACGACAATCTCGAAGTAATTTGTCTTGATCCTGCTGATCCCAGGGTCAAAATTACTTCTGCGCCATTTATGGTCATTCAGAGAATGGCAAATGGTACATACCAAAAGGTCTTGGAAGCGTGGGAACTCGATAATCGCATTATGGAGCGAATTTGGGCTGCCGATCAACAAAAGAACGATCAACTTGATACTCTTGAAAAATGGGAGAAGGCGATCAAAGATGGTCAAGACAAGCGATATCGCGAACAGCTTGATGAAGCCAATGAGTTGTCTCTTGACATTCTCGCATCAAAGGCTTCTGGATATTCATTTAGGAACAAGATCGGTGATAAAGTCAAGCTACACGAAGATCAGCCAATTCCTACATTGAATGATGGGAAAAAGAGCTTCTCATGAATCTAACTACTGTAGTGCGGAAAGTTCAAAGATTGTTTGGTGACACAGCAGCAGAAATTGTCATTCAATCAACTGACATTTTTGATTGGGTAGATGAAGCTCAGCTTCAAATTACTCGAAAGACTCACTGTCTTACTAAAAGCACTACAGGAATCGCTGCTTCGACTTTTCCTCTTAACCTCCCTGCTGATTGGATTATGTCGAAGCGGCTTGTTTATGGAAAGACAATTCTCAAGTTCGTAGAGATTGATGATCTTGATGGACTAAGTTATGATGCGACCGTGCCTGTAGATACTCCCACGGTGTATTATATCTTCAACAAGCAATTGAATTTGTACCCTAATAAGGGTGCAAATGATAATACACAGTTGCAACATGATTATGTGTGCTCCCCCACGCTAATTGCTACAATTGCAACTCCCTTAGATGTTCCCTTGTCATATCACGAGGACATTGTACGTTATTGTATCATGCGAGCGCATGAACGTAACGAGAACTACAAGGCTCAGCAGATTAGTTCTGATACTCTGGAAGCTTATTCTGGAGAGAGAATGCAAGAATCTACTAATCCTAATGAGGAAAACTATGTAGTTCGGGATGACCCCGGTGAGAATGAAGTGTTCTCTGCCTATACATACTAAGGGTTCAAATGGCTGTCTTTGGAGAAGAGACTTTCGAGCTTCCTATCTTTTCGGGACTTGGCATAACTGATAGACCCACCGAAACTCTTTGTCCTCAGCTTCAAAATCTCTTTTTAAGTTCTGAGAAAGAGTACCGTCTGCGTGAAGATTTCGTTCTAATTCAGCGAACCACAAAAACGCCTATCGCTATTGGGGTTGCTCAACCAGTTCCTAGAACACTGTTTGAGAATAACATGGAAGTGTTCACGGCTGTAGGTATTGAGACTGCGGATACTCCTACGATTTTACAGTTCTTTGATGATGGAGCGTCTAGAGACTGTAGATGGTTGAACTGTAATGCAATCACTCCTACATCAGTAGTTCAAACATTAGCTGCGGGTTATGGTGTTAAAGCCTTCTGTCAATACAAGGATCGCTATTACGCATCTAATGGTACTACAGTTGGTAAAATCTTCCGACTCTCTAATTTTGTATCTGCTGGTGGAGCTTTAACGGTTACTGATCTGAACACTATTACTAAAGGTGTAGATATTCTTCTCACCTTCCGTTCTCGGGTGTTTGGGATTAAGAAGAACCGTATTTACTATACTGATCTTCCAGCCATTGCGGGTTATCCTGAGGTTTGGAATGAGAATATCAATGTCATTGAAATCCCTTCTGTAGACTTTGACGTTACAGTACATAACGCATTTGTCTATAGGGATAAGATCTATATGTTTACAGATAAGGGCATTTATGTTCTTGCTGTGAATGGTGCCCCTGTAAACTGGAGTATTCAGCCGGTAAGTACCAACTACCCAATCTATGACAGAGACTCTGTATGTCTTAACAAGAATGTGGTTTTCTTGACAGATCAACAGAGTGTAACGATGTTTGATGGTTCACAATTTAAGCCTGTTTCCAACAACATTCGTTCCGTTTTCCACAATAATAGTTCAAGTTATTGTTGGTTTAGTGTGTATGCTTGGGAAGATGGAATTATTCTTACTAGAAATAGCTTTAATGCTCCTTCTGGATTTTACACACGAAGTACAAACACCAATAATAACAAAAAAATGCTCTATTTCAATATGTTTATTTGGTCTGAGATAGAGTTTGCTGATAACTATTGGGCTACGATCAAAGCTGGTCGTAGTCTTTTGCCGTATAGAGGCAAGGTTGCTAGTAGTTGGGTTTGTGGAGTTACTGGTGCTACAGAACAATCTATTTATTTCTATGACGGAGGTTATTGGAAAGGAGATTGTTCTAATAGTACAGATCATATTGGTGGTACTAGGTCAAAGAAACCTGTGTATCTTCAAACACCCGCTCCATTCCTAAAGAGTAGGACTTTTAAGAAGTACAAGTACGTAGATATCTATGGTTACTTGAATGACTTGAACTCTGGGTCTAATCTTTACTTTAATAATGAACTAGTTACGGCCGCTGATAAAGGTAAGTCTATCTTTAAAGCGCCTATTAGTTCAACTGAAGGTTCTTCATTTCGAGGAATGCCCTCCATTCCTTTGGTAATTTCTGGAGTAGTGGATGCTAATCTAAATGGATTGCCTAATGATCCACCCTTTCTAATTACTGGAGTTGATTTGATTTATAATCAGGACAATCGTGGTAGAGATGGTATGGGAACATGACTGATTTTACTAAACCAGAGGAAACTGCCCTTAATCCTATTCAACCTGTCTCTGATGATTTCTCTACAGACGGCTATCTTCCTGAATTTGCAAAGATAGATCATCAACATCCTCTCTCTGAGAGTTTGAGACAAGCCATTTTTAATGCTGGTGTTGGAACGTATGTTCTGAAAACCGGAGATACAATGTCCGGTAACCTTACAATGAATGGCAACGTCATTCTGAATGGCAGTAACTACATTTCATTCAACAGTCTTAGTAATCGAATTTACTATCTTTCATCTCCTGGCGCTACTCCTTGGATGGTTGGTCCTAGAATCATTGGAGAGACTGGTTTTTCTTTCTATAATGCAGCACAGGGTATAGATGTTTTAGGTTATAGAGGCGCATCAGCTTATTATATGTGGATTGCCAATAAGCTAATAGTTGGTTCAACTCCTAGTGATGCTATGGCCTATCAAGCTCTGAATGTTAATGGGCATATTAGTATGCAGGGCACCTTTGGTGTTGGATGGTCCTCTTACTATAACGCTGCTGCGATTTGGATGCAAGATTCAACTTGGGTAAGAGTTACACCTAATCTCTATTCCTCTGGAATTATTGGTGGAAATGCAGGTATTTCTGCTGGTGGTGCTGGTGGATCAATGGGTGGTTATACGGGACTTTATTGTCCAGGTACTGCATATCATGGCACAACTACTTTTGTAGGTCATGTAACTGGTTCTGGTATTATGTTCCAAAGTACACGAACTGGAACACTAGCTTGGGGAGATTCACCTTTCTTTGCTAATCCTGGTGCAACAAGAGCGCAATATTGTATGCACCCAGGTGGAGTTGCTGGTAACTTGCGAATGGATCAATCCTTCGCTTCTTTTTTATGTGTAGACCTAAATGGTACTGCATATTACTCAGTATCAGCATCTGCGTTTGCTGTAGGTTCTAAGAGAAGCTACAAGCAAGATATTAAAGATTGGCCGCCAAAACCTGGTCCTGGTTTAAGTGCAGATGAGCAGCCAATCAAAGCTATGGATTTGGTTCGAGAGTTAAATATTGTGTCTTATAGACGCAAAGAAGAACAACTCATGGCTCAAACTTGGAAAACGGAACGTAGGAATCAAGCTCATTCAAGACTTAATCGGTTTAGAGAAAACCGTGGGTTGGAGCCTTATCCTTATGAAATTCATAGTTGTGATGATCCAATCTGTGATGGGACTCTTGAGAGTCCTTGCGCTTGGAAAAAGAACTGGGCACAAGAACAACTAGGTTTAATCGTAGAAGATACTATTGGAATCGCCCCTGAGATAATTCAGTACGATCAAAAGGGAGAAGCTGGATTCATTGATGTTCATTCTCATGTATCTCTACTACATGCCGCAATCAAAGAACTGGAAGAACGAATTTACTTCCTAGAGAGGGTAAGCTAATGGCTCAAATGACAATCAACATTCCAGATAATCAGCTGGATAGGGTTATGGAAGCTCTTTGTGCAAATTTGCCAAACATTGATAGCTTTTCGTCTGGTGTGACACCTACTCCTGCTTTGGCAAAGCAAGTCGTTCTTAACATGATTAAAGAACGAGTGAAGATGTACGAGGAAGCAAAGAGAGCTACAACAATTCCACCCATAGATGTGTCGAACATCATAAGTTAGGAACACATGGACCCGCTAGAAATTGATCCCAACAAGCTTCTTGAAGCCATTAATGCTGAATTCCCAAAGGAGTTCATGATTTGTGCTCAAAGACTTCATATTTTGAAGTTGCAAGAAAAGCTTCAAGAGGCCGAGACATTCAACGAAGTAGTAAAGGAGCCTAATGCCTGATATGCTGGGTAAGAAATCAGTTACAGACCGTTATGCACGAGGAAATACTGTGTATAATGGTACTGGAGCTTCACCAAATCCGATGGGAAGAAATCAAAACAAACTAACACCACTACAGGCTGCTGCTAAATTGCAGCGTAAGCGCAGGAATGCAGTTATGAATCCTGGTCCGATGAAGCCTAAGCCAACAACAAATCCTAATTCATTGTTAACCGACCGAGGAGGTACATACACCTAATGCCTGAATACATTTCACCAGGACTTACAATCCAAGAACCGCCAACTATTGCAGCTGGTAGAAATGCTCCTGTTGGACCATTGGCTAGTGATGCAAGTGTCGCTGCTGCTTATCAAGCATTGATGCAAGCAATCACTAATGCTGATTTGGATAAGGGAGTTTTCCAACGTCAGCTTACAGACAATCTCACACGTTCAAAGTCTGATCGTCAAAAGGCTTTGTTAATGGGCAATCAAGGTCTTGCGGATCGTGGTTTGCTTAATAGTGGTGCAGCTTTGCAGCAACAGCAAGATATTGGAACTCAATGGGATGCATACGATAGTCAACTTCAAGACCTCTATAATCAAGGAGTTACTGGAGTTGATCGTGGTATTACTGCTTTGGAATCTGGCTATAATACTTCGCAATTGGATGCTTCTCACCGATGGACACAAGATCAAGCCGCTGCTGCTGATGCAGCAATTAAGCACCAACAGAGTATTGATGCTATCAATGCTCAAACTGCCCAATTGATGTCAATCATTCAGCCTCAAATTGATCCTGCAATGGCTGCGGCTGCTGCTGCACCACAGCAATCATATACATCGCCCGTTTACAATCCGCAGGCACAAGCGGCATCAAAGCCAAAGGTTACAGTTAAGGCAACTACTCCTTCTGGAACAACTGGTAAGTTGATTCAGTCTAGATTGGCTGGGCCTCAATAATGCCTAAGAAACCAAATGGCCCTAATGTAGGTGTAAGGGCTGAGGATGGAAGTATTGTACCTCCAAAATTCTACAAGAAAATGGGTACAACACGTAAGACTCTTCCTAAAAAGATTCTCAAGAAAGCACAGTATCCAACTGGAATGATGGGTACTAATGCAGATCAACGTGGTGCAAAAAAGCTTAAGGGCTTTGATTACAGCGGTAGCAAGAATGGTGGGATTTGGAAGAATCCTAATGGCGTTCAAGTAGGACGTTCAGCACAAGAGGATTCTACAATCTATCCTCAAAAATCTACAGGTGATACTGCTACACCTGCAAGTTTGCAGAATGCTATCCATATTCATCTGCATGGAAGTAAAACTGATGGTGGGGCTAACTACCAGAAATTGGCTAAAACAGCAAATAAGTTGAGAGGTAGGAAAAAGTAATGCCTCCTGGAAAAAGACCCATACATATGCCCAAAACGGTACCGATAAGTGAGAGAGGTATCTTTGGTCCTATGAAAACAATTTCTAATGCCATTGGTCTTACCGATGACAGAGATTGGCAAAACAAAGCTACGGATATGCAAAAAGCCGCCCGAACTAAAAGGCGGCTTAGAGGGAAAGGTGGTTAGTTATGCCTACGCCAAAGAAACCTGCCCGTGTAGTAGATGAAAGAGTCTACGAAGCTGATATTATCAGGAATGCTAAAAGGCCGAATGCCCCACCTGTAGTTCTTTCTCCACCACCTTTAGGTACTACTTCTCGTGCATATGCTAATGCTCGTGGATCACAATCAGGATTAAATATCCCTAACTCTACTAATGCAACTACTCCTGGAAGTGGTTTAGCTGGAGCGGCTGCTGTAAGATTAAGTGGTGGAGGAAGTGGTGGAGGCGGTGGTGGCGCTGTTGCTCCTGTTGATCCTTTAGCTGGATATGTTGCGGATAAAGCTGATCTGAGTAAGAATCCAATCCCTGCTTTGTATGATACGCTTCTTGCATATACAAAAGCAAATGCAGATGCTCGCCCTGCAATTTATCAGCAGTATTCTGATAAATTCAAAGTGAATCAGGAAGCTGCGAATAAGCAGTTGTATGATGCTTATTTGGGTTCTCGTACTGAACAGGATGCACAAGCTACAGCATTTGGAGTTGATCCAGCAATTGTTGCTCAGGCTAGAGATTTAGCTATGCGAAAGAGTCAAGAGAATTCAGATCAAAGCCTTGCTGATAATCAAGCATGGTTGCTTAAGTCTGGACTTCTTTCTCAACAGCAAGCTATGGCAATGGGCGATCAATATGCAAAGGAAAGAGTAACTCAATCTAGTGCATGGGATCAACTGGAAGAAGAAAGAGTTTCACAACTTAATCTTCTTAGATTGCAATTGCTTGCGGATCAGATAAGTGCTAAATCTAAAGGTGGCGGCGGTGGTGGAGGTAGACGTGGTGGAGGAGGAAGTTCTAGTAGTGGAGATACAGGAGTTACTGAAACTATGACTTCTGATAATCCTGAGATGGATTTAGCTCTCATGGAACTAAAGAGAACTAATCCAGCTTTGGCTGCAATTGCTGAAAGGACTCTTAATCTGAGTGGTCGTGGAGATACGGTTAAAGCTGCTCAAGAGGAATATGATCGGCAAGTTCAAATTGCCAATACAAGAGCTAAGCCTTTGGGTGGTCGTAATCCTACAGGACTTATTGGTAAAGCTTTAGGAGCGGCTAAGACTAACATAGCATCAACTAGGGCGAAGATTCAACTTCCCACTCTATATGCTCCAAATATCCAATTCGCTAAGACGTTTAGTGGAACTGGTAGTAATCCTAAGAAGAAGGTGACCCAAACTACTAAAGGTAGAGCCGGATGACTATAGCAGAGGATAATAGACTAAGGTTTGTTGCCAACTTTAATGCAGCTATTGGCGATAAACATGGTCGTCCTTTGACTTATGTTAATGACAAGCAATTGGCTAGAATCATCAGTGAAAAAGATCGACAGAAATTTTCTCTACAACTAGGCAAAAAGTTGAAGGAAACTTCGGCTAAGACAGCTAAGGCACCAAAAGCAGCAAAGGTAGTTCCTGGACCTACATCTGCTGCGGATATTCAGAAACTTCTTAAGGGAGAATCTGGAGGAACCCAGAAACTTTCTGGGGGTATTACTCTAGGTGGTTCTCCTTCGGCTCAAGGACCAGAAGAACAGCCAGGAGATAAAAGTCTCTTGAAAGCTCTTTGGCATAAGATCGACACATCTACGGATAACGTCACAGATATAGCCAAAATTCCCCTCCGTTTAGGCGGAGATGCTGTAATGAGAGTTTCAGATGTAATGTCTCGTCCTGACTATGCTCTTGCAGAAGCAATGAGGCGTGGAGTAGAAGCCATTAACAGTGGCTCAAATGTTTGGGATATTGCTGATGATGTAGGTGAGGGTGCTTTAGGTGGTGTTACAGGAAAGAAGAAAACTGGTTGGGGAAATGTAGCTGAGGAACAACTAGACCCTGATAATAATAGAACTGGCCTTAGTGAACTTCTTTTTGGAAGAACTGGTAACACTCAAGTAATCAATGGACCTGATGGAAAGCCTAAGATAATTGAACAAGGTGATCCTGAATGGGACAAAGATGTTTACAAATGGGATAACCGAATCAAGGGTTTGGCTGGAGATATATTCTTATCGCCTACTTCTCATGGTGGAGCAAAAGCTGGAACTACTGTAGGTAGAGAATTAGCTGAAGCAGGTGGTAGATCATTAGGTAAAGGAATTGCAAAAGGAGCAATAGTAACTGGAAAAGATGCATTTAGAGCCGAGGCTAGAAATGCAATTAAGAAAGTAATGGGTGAAAAAGGAATTGCAGATACTCCACGACTAAGAAGTGGAAGTACTGTTACTAAGAATCTTTCGGATCATTTAGCTGATGTTGCTGATGAGCAAATTGATAAGATGACCCATGAGCTTCGTAATGGCAAATTGATCGGTGCTGGCAAAAATGAAATGGATGTTGTAGCGCGTACAATTGCTGAAGCTCATCGTGCTGATATTGTTAGTCGTGTTCAATCATCCGCAAGGCGATATTCTGAACAACTTGCAAATGGTAAGAAATATTTACCATCTGAGCTAAAGAGAATCCGTGAGCGAAACCCAACATTTGGCAAGTGGCTAGATACGGCAGACGAGATTATTAAGGAAGGTGAAGTAACAGCCGACGAACTCTTTGATGCAACTAATCAGCGCTTCCTTACAAAACTTGATCCTGACATTCGAGATATCTATACTGCAACTAAAAGTAAACTTGATGATGCTTTGATGAAGGTGCCTACAGTAGAATTCATGGGGAAGAAAATGTATATTCCCTCTTTGAATAAGCTGACGCCTCATATCAAGAGATTGCCAGGCGCAGAAGAAGTTAGTGTTGCTGTTAATAAAGCTCTCCGTTACTCCTCGCATTTCCCAGGAGATACATCTCATATTGTTCAGAAACGTAGAGTTTCTGAAATGGAACAATTGGATGCATATGGTAAAGAACTAGAATCTCTATTTGAGGGCACTACAGCAGAACAACGCAAAGCTATCCATCTAGCTATTGAGGAAGGAACTGAACTTACTGGCGTTGAGGGAATGATTCAAAAAGAAGTCAAGCGTCGCTACAAAGAAATGTATGATGACGAAGTTGGTCGTGGTGTTAGATCACGTGCTGAAACTCCTGAGGCAGAGAACTATGTCTTTAATTACTTGAATTCTCTTGGACGTACCCACGGTAAATTGGATGAAGTTTGGCGTAATCCAAAGAAACTACAGGTCAAGCATACTGGCGGTGTAGGTGAGTTTAATTCTATTACTGCTAAGGCTAGACACTGGAATCCAGAAATAGATGCTGGTAGAGCATTACTTAAGCGTAAGGCTAAGTCAATTAGAAAAATGTCTAAGGTAGATTTCAAAACTGATTTAGCTACGCAATATGGTATTCGCTCCTTTATTACACCGAAAGCTGCACATGCAGCTGGTATGAAAGAACTTGATGCAAAAGACTTTGCTCATCTCTACAAGGATTTAAAGCCTGGTGAGAGATTGTACTTGGACAAGAACTTGCATGGTGTGTATGAGAACTACTTGGGTTTAATGGATAGTAGTTTGAGTAGGAACATCTTCCTTAAGTCTCTTGTTAGTACAACTAAGGCATTCAAGTTACTAAACACTATCTCTTTCCCTGCGTATCACGTCAAAAACTTTCTCTCTGACATTATGCTTAGCTCTATGGATGGAGTAACTCCAAACAAGTATGGACAAGTCGTAAATGCGTTCATCCATAAGAATTCAGCTAAACTAACTGTAGGTGGGGAAAGGATTCCATTTAGTAGAGTTCATCGTTCATATTTAGATAATGCTGCGGGTGGTTATCTAAATACTGAATTGAACTATGGTAAGACAGGACATATACTTGAACAGACCCCTAGACAAATTGCTAGAGCAGGGGCTAATGTTGTAAGTAAAATAGGTGAGAAACGAGAGAATTTTGGTAGACTAACTCACTACTGGCACGCCCTTGATGAGGAAATGACTTTCCAATTGAAGAAAGGTGTTCCTAGAGAACAGGCTTGGAAGAATGCAGAGAAATCTGCTACAGAACGAGTAAATAAGTATCTGTTTGATTACAACGCCTTGACTCCAACAGAGAGAAACATCCGTGCTTATGGAGTTCCGTTCTATACATTCGCTCGTAAAGCTGCCCCTATGCTTACGGAAGCAATGTTGATGCATCCTAAGCACTTTGTCATGCCCTTCAAACTACAGAAGGCTTTAGCTCCCTCTGACGAATATCAGAATGACAAACTTCCTTCGTGGGCAAAAGAATTAGGGTATAGTGAAGTAGACCCCGATAGACATATTGGTTTCACTAATCAATTGACGCCTGGTGGAATGTTGCAAAATATGTTCTCCAAGCCCGCTGCACAACTTAACCCGTTAGGTCAACTTCCCTTTGAGCTTAACTCAGGGAAGGACACTTATTCGGGTAAGCCGGTGAATAACATTGGAGATTACCTCAAGAACAAGATGAGAGGTGTCTCTACATATCGTTCAATTGAGTCTGATACCAAACCCACTCTTGAAAAGTGGGCTAATCTCTTTGGTATTCCACTTACTCAAATCACTCCAGTTAGAGAAGGCCAAAGACTGAGTGAGTTGGAACAAGAAGTAACTGATAGATCAACTAAACTCAACAAAGGTCTTGATGACCTAGGGTTGAAGGTAAGAGTTTCTAAGGGTAAGGTCTATCTTGTTCAACCTAAATCCCCAACCTCATTTGAAATCTCTCACAACTTACCTCCACGTTATCCTAAGCGGGACAAGGAAGTTATACGTGGGACTTATGACTCATTTGTAGAGATTGAGAAATTACTCAAGTGAGGATTACCACTATCCACCGTTATCAGGTTAAGGTATAATGGCGCTATGCGTAAGGCCACCGGGTTTTTTTGTCAGGATAACAGTATTCCAACGGCTATCTTTTTCCCAAAGAGTTACACGGTAGAAGAATCAGCCCAAGCTATTTACTATTGTAATTTATGCGACCGGAACCAGGATTGCCTCAAAATAGCTCTAGGGTTTAAACTAAATGAGGGTATATTTGGAGGGTTGAGGCCCCAAGATAGAGACAGGGAACTAGTTAAAGAAGCTTCCCAGGCAGCGCGAGCTTTTGTTTCACAGCGAAATACATTGCGTGAGCAGCAGCGTCTTGAATATGAGTCCCAGGCTTCCCCTTCTTATACTCAATATGAGCAAAACCATACCCCATTGGTTTTATCGTGGGCTGTTGAAGAACAACCTTCTTCCCCAAGAGGGCCGCTAGAGTTTGAATTGATCCTATGAGCTTAGGAGTTTCCATAGGGCTCCAATCAAAACTCCCACCTTTTGCTTTTCCCGGCCTAACCTTAAAATCCTCAACAATGATGTGATCCGCAGCTTGCAGGAACTCATTATATTCAATTCCAGTCAAATCTTCCGAAGTCCACGCTTTATCAAGCGTGGCTTTTTTCGTTTCTGGGTTGATGAGAATTACGGCCAGTCCTGTAGTTTTTCCTGGGTCGATTCCTAGTATGTTTATCACTTAGGATTCCTTATAGCCTCGAAATCACGCAATTGGTCCCCAATTTCCATATACAAAGCTCTAAGACCAGGCAGGCTAAGACTGAATTTAAAATACTCCATTCCCTCATCAATGATACAAATATCAGTATGGTCCTCATCCTTACAAGATGTGAGTCTACCTTCAATGTGAATCTTTCCTACGTTGATGATGTCAAATTTCTTCTTCATGAAAGCCTTTTCGCTTCGGTAGAGAATCGCAATCCAAACATTTCTACAGTCCAGTCACTAAGTAGGCTTTGGGCTTCTTCTAATTGAGATTCTATACTACGCTTGCTAGGATCGAGATTGAGCCATACCGCATCATGCACCTGATTTCGCATATCAAAGTTATGCTCTCGAAGTTTGAGCATTCCAACTTTGACGATTTGGAAAGAGCCTCCTTGGATACAGGCAGACCATGCAATGTGATATTGCGAACTATGCTGAAAATGTCGATATCGTCCATGCCACATCTTTACCTTTCCGCCTTGGGCTTGGCAAACTAAAGCCGCTTCTTTGGACTTACGATACATATCAGAATAAGTACGACGAAAATCCGCAACAATAGATTGAGCTTGCTCCACAGGAATACCCATAGTGTCAGCGAGAGTATCAGCGCCAGAACCATAAGCAAGAGCGAAGTTAATAGTTTTACCTTCTTGCCGTGGGACGCCCAAAGACGAAGCGGTAAGTTGGTGAATATCTCCCTCTTGTTGAAAAATTTCAAGGGCATTTTGTTGTTTGCCATAAACAGCCCCTAGTCGAAATTCCAAGGTTTTGTAGTCAAGCTCCCACAATTCGCATCCATCCTCAGGCATGAAAAAACCCTTGATATCCGAATCCCTAGGAATTTGCTGCATGTTAGGGTCGGCACAAGAAAGTCGTCCTGTAACAGTTCCATGTTGTTTGAATTCAGGATGAAATCGTCCATGTGGAGCCAACCTTAAATATGGTCTGTAGTAGGAAGTGAGTCGCTTTTGTTGTTGCTTGAATCCACGGAATTCTTTACACCAAGGGTGATCTGTTCGCTCCAGAAATTTAGTATTGATTTGAGGTTTTCTTGTAATCTTTGTGTAGCTAAGAGGCGTGAGTCCGAGGGTTCCGAACACGTATTCTTCCAGTAAAGACTTCTTTCCAGGGTCAAACCCCAATTTCTTAACGTAGTCATTACACCACTCCTGAGTTTCTAGTAGCGAAACTTTTACCCTCTCTTTATTGACTCTAATCCCTTTGACTTCCATTTCCTTAAGGAGATACATGAAGTCACGGTCGGTAGCATCATACAGATTCTTGTACTCGTCAAATTTGTTCAATAGGTAGTAGAACAGATTCCAAGTAACAATGGCATCCTGTTCGGAGTATTTACCCATAATCTTGACTGGCACATGCTCCCATTTGTAAGCATCCATAGCCTTAGCTAGCTTGGTATCTTTGTGAATTCCAAGGTACTTACTTACCAAGTAGTCAAGACTGTAGTTAAACTCATTTTCATCTATCAAATGAGCCATAACTAAAGTACAGAATACTTGATTCGCAGGAAGTGTTATCTTCATCTGTTCAAGTACGTCAACGTCCCATTTTGCGTTGTGAAACACTAATGGTACGTTCGGAAGAACGTCGAAGAACCCGGTAATATCCACACCTGTAGGTTCTTCTGCTCCCCATTCATAATGTTCTACAGGAATGTAGAATGTTTCTCTGTCAATGCATAATGAGAAGCCCATGCAGTACCGTTCTTCACGAACAATCCAATCCTTGTTCGTTTCAGTATCAATTACAATTGGATTCTTAGTTGAAGTTAAGATCAATCGTACCTGATTTAACTGGTTCTGGTCCATTACTATCACTTGTTACCTCCTTTGCCGGTGTAGCTAGCTCAAATGTCAAGCTAGTGGTTCTGATAAGATTAATGGTTCGTTTTTCAGCGAATCTGGCCTTAAGAAGGTCAAGCTCCAAACCCATTCTTCCATCCTCATGCCAGAGGCTTGCCACTGTTTCGGAATTCTTTGCAAAGATAAAAGATCCATACAAATCTCCCAATTTTCTGGGCTTCTTATTTGTATCAGATGCTTTTCGATTGTGGTGCACGGCAATAATAGCAATGTTGTAGACCTTTCTGATCTTTTTCATCCACTTCATGATCGTTCTAGATTCAGTTTCATTCAGATCATCTGTTGCCAATTCACTGATGGAATCTATGATTAGAACGTCGGGATTGATCTTCTTTAACGTCTTTTCAAAGCCTTTCATATCAGAATCTATGTCAGGGGATATGATATACATATTCTGGTTCCATAGACCCTGTTGTTTGAATACCTGACTCTGATGTTGGAAGATGTACTTGAGTTCTACTACATCCATCTCCAAGGAAAGATATGCTACAACGTATGGTCGTAATAACTCTAACCCTAGAATCGGCAGCCCTGTAGATAGACGATATGCCCAATCAAATGTTAACTGAGTCTTTCCTACTCCCGGTTGACCTGACACTATGAACATACCAGATGTGTGAAGCAAATTAGGAATAACCCACTCCAATTGAACTGCATGTGTTATAATGTCGCTAGGAGAGTAAACTGAAATATAGCTTGCTCGTTCAACCTTGAATAGGGCAATAGAAGCTATCTCAGATAATCGTCTTAGTTGATCCTCTCGACCTACGAATTTCTTGATTCTGGCATCTACAACATAGAGACAGGAAACTATCTCCAAACCACTTAATCCCGCTTCTGCAAGATAGTAGCCTGTAGCCATTAGAAATTCTGAACGATGAGGATGTTTAACAATCTCAACGTTCACTTTATGGAGTAGGGATGGATCTAATTTAATTGCACTAACTGGTACCAAACCTTCGTAAGTATAAGTCTCTACAGGCTTTGCTATACTGGGGGCTGGATCAAAGTCACTTGGTTGATGTAAACCTTCCAAGTGTTTGATAGACTTTACAGGTACGTTGTGTTTGTAGTTGATTGTGTTTGGTGGTCTTAAAACTTGGGTAGAATCCCACCCACTGGAGTCCGCTTCTAAGTAGTATGTGATGCGTCGATTTATGTCCTCTAATGAGTCCACAGACAGCGCGTCCATCTGCCAGAAACAATGCAAATGCGTAGAAGTGCTGGTTTGAATAATGGCGTCTGGTTCTGGTAACTTTTGCCAATTGATGTCCTCTTTCCCATCAAATTCAATCCATACAACATTTGAATGATCTATAGAGTCCTTACTTACTTTCTTCTCTTTGTAGAGTACCGGACCTATATAGACATCACTCTCCAGACTTTCAGTGATAATCCAATCAACTAGTTCAGTTCTTTCTGTGGGCCAAGTAAACCATTGCTGCCTCCATTCTTGGGACGATTTCTTAATGGGCGCATAGACATAGCCTAAATCCTCTTTGAAGAGAAAATCTAGATGCCTAATCAGATCTGTCATGGCATCTCCCGAATTGCAAAGAAAAGGGGAGAGAGCCGTTAGACTCTCTCCCCTTTTAGTTAGCTGGTTGCTTCGAAAACGTTTACAACGTTTTGCATCTTATCAGGATCATCGCTACGAGGTTGTGTCGTAATATGTCCGATGACCTTTCGTCCAACCAAATCCTTTGGATCAAGCTGAACACTACCTGATAGAGGCGCATCGTAAACGGCCTCAAGGAATTCACGGAGGAAAGCCATTGAAAGATCATTCTCCTTGTCAAGGTAGAAATACTTCCAGATGTTCTTCTTCTCATCCTCGACGAGCTTCATTGTGATCTTCAGAGAAGGCTTCTTACCTTCCTTCTTTGAAGGATTCACTTCTGCGTCAGCGATAATCAGAAGATACTCCCCGTCATCTACCGGGGAATACATTTCCTCCAGAATATCTGCACTCGATCGCTCGGAATCACCCGAGAAGTCAAGGTCAATCATTTACTTGCTCCTTTGTTTGTTGTTGGTTAGATAAGGAAAATTTCGTTGAAGTTTGGGTTTTTGATTGAGGTTTCCTGAATGTCTAGTCTGTTCTTTGCCTCGATATTCTGGTATGGGTTGACAGTGAGTTTCCTCACCCTTTCTCCCCTGATGTTAGTTTCAACTTCAAGGAAGGCTGCTATGTTTATCAAACCCATGATTGACTTCTTCAAGGTTGGAGTAATGTCAGGAGTAATCCTGATTACGTTACCTTCCTTGTCAGTATCAATTCGCTCATGGGCAATGATAATCACATGAATGTTTGCTTTCTGTAGGAACATGAACATCTCATCAATCTTATTGGTAGAGACTCGATAGTCTCCCCAAAGAGGTAGATAAGGGTCACGCTTAAACACTCCAGGCTTTCCAGGTGTTTGAGCATCTTTCCTAAGATCGCTTTGGATTTGATCGTCTTGTGCTCTACCAATCGTATCTATCACGATTGTTTCATAGGCTTTCTTGCGAACAACCTCACGACAAAATTCGAACATTTCGTCAAAGTTAGTTGGCACAAACAACGGTGTGTTCTGTAGTGCATCAATTCGTCGGAATGTTTCAGCACTTCTTTCAGTATCTATCCATACTGGATTAGGTGCTGCGGCTGCAAATCTTGTTTTACCCGCACCATAACGTCCGTATAGAAGAAGTTTGATGAAATACTCAGTGTCCTTGATTTGCTGAACTCGGTCCAGTAGGCCCATCTTTTTCTCCATAGGTTAGGTATACTTCATGGACAAAGCATTTACCACGCGCACCAACATATTCACTAGTTCGATGATAGCCTTGCTCATCTATAATGAATAACTCCATTGTGGAGTCGTCATCATAGGTCAGTAAAACTGATTTCAAATTTCGTGTTGTCATTGGCGTGTTTATTGCTCGTTTGGGTTGGCGATTGAAGTCCAGCGTCACGTTCATTTACCTTAGTCCTAAAGTGTAGAGATTTGATCTTCTCGACATTAATTCCACGCGTTTCAGCATGGCATATCTCGAAGAACTGGCAGTTTGGACAGGTAGGACTATAGTTCTTTAGAGGCTGTGTGTCAAGTATCCTATCAATTTTATCTAGGATGTTCTGCTTGATAACCGAAAGACCTACAGGTGTGTGACGATATCTATGCAAAGCAAACAAGCTACTTGGTGGTGGCTGTGTTTTACCTTTGTGTAGATATGAGTTAAGGAAACTGACCTCTACATCAAAGATGTTCAATGATACTGCATAGTGGCCTAGTTGATCGTCCAACATTACTGATTGACTGGTATGAGTCTTTACATTCGTCCCCGTCTTATGATCCCTAATTCGGATGTTACCTGCACTATCTCGATAGATCAAGTCAATGATTCCATGAAGGATCACTTTATGTCCATGAGGAGTAACTACCTCTACATGGAATTCATGTTCTACTTCAAGGACAGTGATTCCTTTATCAATCTGTGGTGATTGGAAGGTAAAGAACACATACAGTCTAGGCCATACCAATGAGACCAATTCAATGTTCTCAAAATCGGCAGCTAGTAAGTCGTTCTTAACCCTTTGTTCCATCATTTTGATTAGGAAATCAGAGCCAGGCTTTGCCCCAGCTTTAACCGCCTGATAGTACACATGCATTAGCTCATGTGCATAATTTCCAAAATCAAAACGACGTCCAACCCTTAGGGTTCTTTGGATACCTTCCTTATAAGAGTACGCGTGTTCTTGTGCACACTTATCATATACTCTTAATTGGCTAGGGCTGTAGGTATCACCCATTGTACCCTACTAGATCAAGGAAACGAAAGAATAGCTCACTTGCTTCTTCTTCTCTCTCCCTGTTATAATCGTCTGACTCTCCAAGTAGGAACTTGAATTCTGAACCAAACTGATCTTGAATTTTGAGCAGGTACATTGTTTCAGTTCCATCATCAGTACCTCTAGTGATAGAACCGAAATCAAACTCCTCAACTTTGCTTATTACTTGCAATGGTATGGAGTTCCCCGAGGACAACCTTGAACCATCTGGCAAGCTGCCATTCCGATCCTTCATCCAATAGCCATTCCAATTGATGTATCGACCCGCTTTTCTTAAAATATTCTGAAATATCATCGGTTCTCATTTCGTCTAGGTTTAGTATTTTCGCTGTTGGGTTTCTTTTAATCGTACGCACAATGGCGTCATTCATTTCGATTCGTAGGACTTCAGAAATGTCAAAGTCACTAGCCATCATTTTGCCTCTCCTTTCTTTGAGATGTGGTATTCGTAGGTGAATGGTGTTCTGATTTTCAACACAGGAAGAACAATGGGAGTGAAGTTATCTTCATCTCCAAACCATTGTCCCCCACATTCTTCTATTCCGTAACAAGTGTGAGGTTCATCCTCTGGATGACCAATTGGAAGTCCACAGATGCAGGCTTCAATCTTTGCACCGCACATTACGTATTCCGCTGCATTGATAACGATTACTTCGTCATCGTCGTAGTTTTCCATGTATTCCCTTCTCTGTAATTCATCAATCGACCGAACACTACAGCCTGAGCAATTGCATCACTCAAAGCATCGTGTGGCATTTCTGGTACGGGCTCAAACCAATCAGGAAGTTCTGATCTATCACAGTCAAATGGAAGGCCAAGAACTCCACATGCATAGGATTTAACATCCACAGTCCTGTAGTTGAATGGATTGTCTAACCCTGCGTTCTTGAAGAACAATTGACAGTATGGGTAATCAAAAGATGCAGGCCAACCTACAAACATAAGGTTCCCACCTTCACCTTTAATTGCCCAGAGCCAATCGTAAAATTCCTCTGCTGCATTAAGCAGCTGGGTTTTATACGGAACTACATGAGAGGCAAGAGCATTGATTCTATGTCTTGCATCTGTTTGATCTGGATGAATCCACCAATCATATGTTGCAGGTTCCCATTCAATATCAGAGGTTTGAATCCCTCCCATAACTGAATGGAATGTATGTTCATATCCTTCATCATCCATTAATACGGCACCCACACTAAGTAGGCTATAGGTATTTGGTATCAGACTTGCAGTCTCCACGTCAACTGAAATGTAATATGTGGTCATGAGTTTTCCTCATTCCACTTATTTGTCCAGGTCATGATTTTACTGATATCTTCCTCAGCTTCTCCTGGATCAACCCATTGTTGTCCCAATACTTCAACAGTATGGTCTGGATTGAGTAGGACTATCTTGTAGCAACCTGATTCTTCATCGAATTCAATTGCGTATGTTTGTTCCATTATTGCTTAACTCCGTTTCTAAAGCAAATCGCATCTGGAAATGCTTTCTTGATTTCACGAAAGGCTGTATCAAACACTCTGTCAAAGTAGTTCTCCAGCTTATAATTTGCCTCCATTACTTCCTCAGTAGTGAAATCTGTAGACAAACCTTTAACTGAGATTTGTTCGGAACGTAGAGTGTATGAAACTTCTGTGTTATTCTTACCCATTAACCTTGCCTCCAGGGTACTAATCCGGATATTTCGTAGGCTACTTTAACCGCACATGCTTGGCTAAATTTCTGTCGATCAGATAGCCCATAAATGCTTGCAACTCCTGTAATTCCGCAACGCTCAATGAGAGTGTCTCGGTAGGAGGATTTAGGCGAAAGCCAAAGTGAAATGTAGACTTGCCAGTATCCATAGCAACAGAATGTTCTGACGTCATTTCTACAGTTAGATTCCCTCCATCCAAGGCTATCGAAAATCTCTGGCAATCCGACATATTTCCTATACCACTCCATTTCTTCACAACCTACCAAACCCTCTGGATTGAATTCTTTTGGAGGGGGTGGTGGTAACGGGGTTTCTTGATACATATTACCTACTCTAACTGCTGGACGCAAATTAGAATCTACAGGGGTAATAAGTGATAGTAATACCACTATGAGGTTAATCAAGGGCGATTACTTTTCAGTCGTTCAACCTCGGACTGGAGTTTCTCAATTTGAGCATGTATCTGAGTCTGCCTATTTGCACAGAACTGCAATACATCTCTTTGAGCAACTCCAGCTGTAGGTGATACAGGCTCATTAGAATGAACTCTGTCCGCAAGCTTATGAAATTCCTCAGAAAGTTCCTTAGCTTTCTGAACCTCCCTCATTGCTTCACCTACTTTTTCATCCCAGTAGGTTCGTTCTTGTGAAAGTGATCGCTCCATCATTTTGTATCCCCGTTCTGTAGCAGATATTGAACTCTCCATTGTGAACGAGTCCAACCATCAGTATCTCTGTAAAACTCAGGGTACTTGTACGAACCCTTTTCGATGTTTCCGTATCTATCCACGATTTGTGTACGGATAGTACCGCATTGCGAACAACGCATTGTAAGATACCATCCACCACCTTTGGGATTTCTTTCTGCTTCTGTCTCTACCCAATCGTGGTTAAATGGAGGTCTACAATCCCTAAAAGAAACGGGAGTTGCTCGACCTTTCTTTACTTTGTTGACGGACTTTCTATCGCCTCTCATTGGATAGCCCTCAACATAGCCTTACGAAGTTCTGCCACTTCCTCAAACCTTTCGTAAAAGACTCTAGGGTCTGGGAATAGAATCTTTGTTGCCTTCTCCACTCGCTCAAAGATATCATCTGCTGTAGGCTTTGTAACTCTGGAAACTTTGGTAGGCTTGATAGCCTCCAATTTCGCAGCCTTATTTGCCCTTATAGTTGCCAATCTCTTGGCAACTCGTGCAGCCTTTTCCTCTTGAGGAATATGCTTCACTTGATGTGCATTGATACCTTGTGGCTTTTCTGATGTGAAGTCGCAACCAGGATGGTCGCATTTGTACATTTATCTCATCCATTTCTCGTATTTGACTCTGACTTGATCCACTGAAAAGTTATTCAATGCTTGATTGATTGACAGTGGCTTTTGGACTGCATAGAATATATATCCATGCTGTTGTTTTACTTCTTCTACCTCCCTTTGGCTTGCTTTGATTAAGATTGAATAGAGTTGCTTGTCTGTTACAAAATCTGGAGCGTCATCAATTTGCGGCATATATGCAAGCATTGAATTGATGGTAACATATTGCTCCATTGTTTGAAAATGGCTATTAATGCGAC